TCAAGGATTCTTTGGATGTTACAGAAGAAGATTTGAAGTATTTGCGTGACATTGCAGAACAAGAAGCAATTAACAGATTCACAACCGCTGAAATCAATGTTGATATGTCAGGCATGCAGAACACCGTGAACAGCGGTGATGACATTGATGGTTTTATGACCAAACTGACAGATTCAGTCAATGAAGCGGTAGACAATATGACGGAAGGGGTGCATGAATAAATGGCAAGAAGCGGATATGATATGTATTTTGACAAATGCCTTTTTCCTGTCACCCCTGAAAAAATCAGTATCAAAATCAATGGTAATAACAAAACGGTCAACCTGATAAATGAAGGTGAAATCAATATCCTGAAAAAAGCCGGGTTGACCGACATTGAATTTGAAGCAGAAATCCCGCAAGTAAAACATCCTTATGCGGTGTATAAGAATGGTTTCAAAGAAGCGGGGTATTTCTTTGATATTTTTGAAGGGTTGAAAACAGGCAAAAAGACATTCCAGTTCATTGTGTGCAGAAAGACCCCGGTGGGAAAAAAACTGCTGAACACGAACATGAAGGTATCTTTGGAAGATTACAAAATTTCAGAGGATGCCAAGAACGGGTTTGACTTCAAAGTCAAGTTCAATCTGAAACAGTACCGGGACTATGGAACAAAGACAGTCAACATCAAAATTGCTGCATCCAAGCCAAAGGCAAGTGCAGAGCCTAAGCGGGAAACCAACAATTCACCCGCCCCGGCAGCAGCACAGACTTATACGGTTGTGCGTGGTGATTGTTTATGGAACATTGCAAAACGGTTTTACGGTAGCGGTGCAAAATACACCGTGATTTACAACGCAAACAGGGGTGTCATTGGTGGCAACCCTAACTTAATTTATCCGGGACAGGTTTTGACCATTCCGGCAGCATAAGAAAGGGGTGTTGTTCAATGTACGTTGAACTACTGGTTGGGAATGAATCAGGAACAAAAGTATATCAACCTGTTGTTCAGGAAGGTATTGAATGGTCAACAGAAAGAAAAAACACCCCCGGAAAACTGGTTTTCAAAGTCCTGTATGACAACATTCTTGATTTTTCAGAAGGTAGTCCAGTCAGGATGAAAGTGGACGGTGACAATGTATTCTTTGGTTTTGTATTCAAGCAGCAAAGAAGTAAGGACAAGATCATTACTGTCACCGCCTACGATCAGTTAAGATATTTGAAAAATAAGGACACTAAGGTTTATGAAAATAAAACTGCATCACAATTTGTAAAAATGATTGCAGATGATTATGCCCTGAACCTTGGTACACTGGATGATACAGGGTATGTCATTGAATCAAGAATTGAAGAAAACAGTGAACTGTTTGAAATGATAACAAATGCTCTTGACCTGACACTGACTAACACCGGGGAAATGTATGTGTTATATGACGATTTTGGAAAACTTACCCTGAAAAGCCTGTCATCTATGTATGTGGGTGTTCCGGGGGCGTACTTAATGATTGATGAAGAAACAGGGCAAGATTTTGAATATACTTCATCTATCGACAGTAATACTTATAACAAAATCAAGTTGACCTATGACAATGAAGATACTAAAAAGCGTGATGTTTATATCACACAGGATTCTTCTAATATCAATAAATGGGGCATTTTGCAGTATTTTGATACATTACAGAAAGGTGAAAATGGTCAAGCAAAGGCAGATGCCCTTTTGAAACTGTATAACAAGAAAACCCGTAACTTGAAGATCACCAATGCTTTGGGCGACAACAGAGTGCGGGCGGGTTCAATGGTTGTCATTAACCTTGACCTTGGTGATATGAAAGTGAAAAACTGGATGCTTGTTGAAAAGTGCAAGCACACTTACAAGGAAGGTGAACATTGGATGGATTTGACACTTAGAGGGGGTGAGTTTATTGCCTGATGCAAAAGGAATTATCAAGAAAGTACATCAAGCAGCGGTTGAAGCGGTAGAATCAACAAAACCTGTAAATGTATGTTTTGGAAAGGTTATATCTGCATCCCCGTTACAGATAAATGTTGAACAGAAGATGATTCTTACTGAAAAACAACTTGTACTTTCAAGGAATGTAACAGATTTCAAAACTAAGATAACGGCGGGGAATATCAAGAATTATTACTATACCGGGGATGTAAATTCAGGGACAGCACCAGTTTCCCCGTCACACGTTCATGCTGTCGGAACGATTGAAGTCACCGTACACAATGGCTTGGCTGTCGGTGATGGTGTCATTCTAATAAGACAGCAAGAAGGTCAGAAATTCATTGTTGTGGATAGGATAGGCAAATGATTCCTTCAACAGTTGGTTTTCTTGACCAAGATTTTGAAATTGAAACACAGCCAAGCCTAACTTATAAAATGGATTTAGACGGTGATTCAGTCAGGGGTCTTGTGGATGAACAGGATGCCATGAAGCAGATGATTTTCAGAACACTGCAAACAGAAAGGTATCAGTACATCATATATCCGTGGTATTACGGCATTGAAACACTTGACCTGTATGGTGAACCTGTCACTTGGGTTTGCCCTGAATTAGAACGCAGAATCAGTGAAGCGTTAGCCGTTGATGAAAGAATCACAGGTGTGACCGACTTTGAATTTGACCTGACGGTCAAAGGTGTGGTTCATGCCTATTTTACCGTAAAAACAATTTACGGTGATATTAAAGCAGAGAAGGGGGTGAAGATTTAGAATGTATGAAGATCAGACTTATGACATTATCCTTGAAAGGATGATGAACCGGGTATCTGACAAAATTGACAAAAGACCGTCATCCCCTGTTTATGATCTGCATAGTTCAACCGCCATTGAATTTCAGATTTTATACATTGAGTTGGAATATCTGATAAAAAATTCATACGGTGATACTGCTGCAAGGGAATTTCTGATCTTGCTTGCAAAGGACAGGGGACTTTCACCTGAACCCGCAACCAAGGCAATCTTACAGGGTGAGTTCACACCAACAAACATTGATGTTACTGGAAAGCGTTTCAACATCGGTGAAATAAACTATGTTGTGACTGAACAGATCACACCGGGAACATACAAGGTTCAGTGTGAAACAGAAGGTGTTGTTGGCAATCAGTACCTTGGGGATATGATACCAATGGAATATATTGACGGATTGCAGACGGCAAGCCTGACAAGCGTACTTATTCCCGGTGAAGATGAAGAAGATACAGAAGTTTTCAGACAGCGTTACTTTGACAGCTTCAATGAACAGTCCTTTGGTGGCAACCACGCTGATTATATGGCAAAGGTCAAAAGTATTGAAGGTGTTGGGTCATGTAAGGTCAAGCGTGTTTGGAATGGTGACATTAGACCTGCTGACATGATCGTCAGTACAGTGGTCAAGAACTGGTATGAATCAATCATTTCAACAGTTCCGGCAGCAGTCAAACCGTGGCTTGATGCCGTATATAATGCAGCCAAGGACAAGAAACTGACGGTTGGTGGTACTGTTCATGTAGTCATCACTGATTCTGATGATTATGGTGAAGCAAGTTCAACACTTGTTCAATATGTTCAGCAGACACTTGACCCGGAAGAAACTGCCGGGGAAGGTTACGGACTTGCACCAATCGGTCATGTAGTCAGTGTTGCAAGTGCATCACCTGTCAGTATTGAGGTCAAGACCACGGTAACCTTTGAAGAAGGTCACAACTGGTCAAATACCAAGGCAGCCATTGCAGAAGCAGTTGATGCGTACTTCTTGGAATTAAGAAAGAACTGGTCAGAAACATCACAAACCATTGTCAGGGTATCGCAGATTGAAAACCGCATCCTTGGCGTTGATGGTGTGGTGGATGTGACCGGGACAAAGCTGAACGGCACAGCAAGCAATATGACCTTGACAGAATTTTGCATACCAAAGTTAGGGGGTGTTTCTGCATGATAAGAGAAGTTGACCTTGTTTCATACTTACCGCCATTCATGCAGAACTACAAAGAACCCGTTGCAGCACTTGAAGCGGAAAACCCTGAATTTAGCCTGATGTGGTCGGCAACCGACAGGTGTTTGCGTAACCGCTTCATTTCAACTGCTGATGAATATGGAATCAGCAGATTTGAAAAGATGCTGAAAATATACCCAACTGCTGATGATACCCTTGAATCAAGGCGTTCAAGGGTTCAAAGCAAGTGGTTCAACACAATCCCGTACACTTGGAAAGTGTTGCTTCAAAAGTTGCTTGTCCTTTGTGGTGACAGTGATTTTGAAGTGACTGGTGATTTCAAGACTGGGTACACACTGTATATTGACACTGACCTTGAATTATACGGTCAGGTGGAAGAACTGGAAAACATCATAAACACAATGATTCCTGAAAATCTTGTGGTTGTATCTAAGAACAGCATCCCTTGCAACATCAAAGGTGCTGTTCTTTTTGGTGGTGGCATCTGCTTCATCAATGAATTTATCATCACAAACGATTTCCGGGAAGTGTTTGATGTGAACGGTTCATCAGTCTTTGGTGGTGGAATAGTTCAGACTGAAATGCTGAATATTACGAATGACAGTCAGGAAACAGTGAGTGTTCAGGGTACAGTGAACTTTGGTGGTAAGGCAACAGATACCGCAATGGTAACCATTTCAACAGATTTTAATGAAACAATCCGGGCAGATATGGATGCAAAGGCAGCATCCAGCGTTGTTCAGGTAGACTTCATTGAGATAAAAACAACATAGAAAGGAATGATAAGATGGCAGAGTATTCAAAACTTTACATCACAAACAATGGTCAGGCACTTATGGCAAAGATGATTGCCGGGTCAGGAAACATTGATTTTACAAAAGTATGTTCTTCCAGTACCCAGTACACAGAAAGTCAGTTACAGGCATTGACCGCACTTAGCAACATCAAGCAGACAACCCTTGTTTCCAAGGTTACCCGCACAAATGAGGTTGCAATCAAAATTGATGCAGCATATTCCAATGTAGACCTGAAAGAAGGTTACTATATGCGTACACTTGGCTTATATGCCGTTGACCCTGACAAGGGTGAAATCCTGTATGCAGTCTGCATTGAAAAGTCAAATAACTGTTATATGCCACCATATAACGGTGTTACGGTATCGGCTGCATACTTACAGTTATATACCACAGTAGGAAACGCTGACAGCGTATCACTTGCGGTCAGTCCGGGTGCGTATGCAACGGTTGGTGACATTCAGGCACTTGAAAAAGAAATTGCTGATCTGAAAGCCTTTGTTGGTTATACAGATGATGACATTTATGGTGTTGAAGTGGATTTCATCAATAAGAAATTCACAAGGCTTGCCGGAGCAGTAAACCGTTCAGCTGGTTCAGGGTTTGATAACATCAAAGTATTTGGTGGAAGAAAACGTTGCAACCTTACCAATGACGGGCGTGTTGCTGCATATTACGGTGAAGCCGGATTTTCTACAACTGGAAAACTGACACAGGCTGTTGACCGTAACCCGGTAGGTACTGAAACACCTGATGAACAGTTAAAGTTCCCGGCGGGGACAATCGTTCAGGTCATGGTAGAACAGCCAAAGTTCTATTACAAAGTTGTACCGCTTGTTACAGAAAAAACAGCAAAGGGTTCAATTATCCGTAAGGGTAGATGGTATGTAACAGACACACCAAAGGCGGGATTCAAACTTCATCCTGACTTTGAGGTCAACGGTGCTGAAAATGATTATGCGTATCATTCAGCATTTGAAGGTTCACTTTGGGATGCTTCTGCAAGTGCTTACATCATGGATGATGCACAGGTTGCTGATTTTGCCAATGATATGTTATGTAGTATTGCTAATGCAAAACCGATTTCAGGCAAAGATCAGAACCTTACCCGTGCAAATGTGCGTAAATTAGCAGAAAAACGTGGTACAGGTTGGGAACAGTTGACTGTTCAGGCAGCGTGTGCAACTGAAATTCTAATGCTGATTGAGTATGCAACATTCAACACACAAGTGGTCATTGGAAACGGTGCAGTAAGTAAGACTGATGACAGTAAAACCAACATGGCAGAAAATACAGGTGCAACAGTTTCACTTGGTAACGCATCCGGGGCGGTAGTCAATGCCAATGGTGTTCAGATTGTGTCATACCGTGGAGAAGAAAACCCTTGGGGTAATATTTGGAAATGGGTTGACGGTTTGAATCGTCATGTAACTGCTGATAGAAACATTGTATATATCGCAGATCATGGCTTTACTGATGACACAAGTGCAGCACCTTATGAAGATGCCGGAATTTCCGCTTGCACTAAAGAAGGTTATGTTTCCGCTTTCTGCTATTCAGAAGATTATGATTGGTTGTTTATTGCCGGAGAAACCAACGGTAACAGTTCGCTTCCTGTTGGTGATTATTTTTGGAACTATCAGCCTAATGTTTGGACGGTCGCTAGGCTCGGTGCGGGTTGGAGTAATTCTTCTAGGGCGGGGGGTTTCTGTTGGGTTCTTGATAATGTTTCGGGTGCTCGTTATCGCTATATTTCGGGTCGGTTGGTGTATCACAAGAGAACCGCAGTCGCAGCCTAACCGCTGCATAGCAGCATAAACATTTTTAGGTGGTCAGATTTGAATATACAGATGACTTTTACCAAGTTATGAAACCATGCTGAAAAAGAGTGAAAAAAACCCAGTCACTAAACTCAGTGCGAATTGGAATAATTCTTCTAAAGCAGAGGGTTTCTATTGGAATCTTAATAATGTTTCAGGTAATCGTAATCGCAATATTTCAGGTCAGTTAGTAAATGCACAGAACACCCCACTTTCATCAGGTGGGGTGTTCATATTTTTGAAACACACACAATACCCTGACCACCTTGCCACTTGGCAAAACATTAAAACAACAGGACTGTATTAGTAAGTTGCACCCATTTGTGCAAGTTGAAAATTCGGTCTTAGTGCATACAGAAAAGAGAACAGATCACATGAAACGCTATGGCAATTTATTTGAAAAAATCTGTTCAATGGAAAACCTTGAACTTGCTTTCAAGAACGCAAAGAAGGGCAAGGGTTGGTATAGGGAAGTTAAGCAGATAGAGAAAAGACCATATTACTACTTGGCGGGTCTGCAATGGATGATGAAAAACCACCTATACAAAACTTCTGAATATACCAGTTTTATGAAAAAGGACGGTAAGAAAGAACGTGAGATTTACAAACTTCCATTCTTCCCGGACAGAATCGCACAATGGGCGGTTTTACAGGTAATTGAACCGCAACTGTTGGCGTATTTCACGGATGATACTTATTCAGCAATTCCAAACAAAGGGATTCATGCAGCATATAGGAAGTTAAGAAAAGCAGTTGACGAACACCCGGAAGAAATGACCTATTGCTTAAAAATTGACTGCAAGAAATTCTATCCTTCCATTGACCATGAAACACTAAAGAAAAAGTTCAGGAGAAAATACAAAGACCCTGAACTGCTTGAACTGATTGATGAAATTATTGATTCAATCAGCACTTGTCCGGCAACGGATGAAAACATTGAATTTTATCGGTCTTGTGGTAATGAAATCAAGATAGTAAAGGTAAACGGCAAGGACTTCATTGAAGGTGTCGGTATTCCAATAGGGAATTACTTTTCACAGTATGACGGGAATTTCTTCTTGTCAGGTTTTGACCACTGGATAAAAGAAGTTAAGCGGGTAAAGCACTATTACCGTTATATGGATGATATTTGTATTTTTGCAAGAACCAAAGAAGAACTGCATCAGTTACTTGCAGAAATCAATGAATACTTCATACAGAATTTGAAATTAAGAATAAAAGGGAACTATCAGATATTCCCTTCATTCATCCGGGGTATTGATTTTGTTGGGTACAGGATATTTTTGAACAGTACCCTGTTGAGAAAATCCACCTGTCAGGAAATGAAGCGGAAGATGACCAACATCAGGAAGAAAGTTGAAAACGGTCAGGAAATGAACTATTCAGAATGGTGTTCAATCAATTCCTATAAGGGTTGGTTGAAACATTGTGACAGTTCCCATTTATCAGATAAATATATTGTGCCTATTCAGCAATACGCTGATGATTATTATACAAACCATATCAAGGCAAAGAAAAAGAAGAAAGGCGGTAAAAAGCATGAAAGAGTACGGAAAAGTACGCAGTACAAAGCAGCCTGAACAGAAAGTCATTGATGACTATTCAGTTTGGGTTGCTGCAAACATCACCCCGGT